TTTTGTAGAAAACACTCCTTCTGTAGTTAAAGAAGACCTAGAAAAAGAAGAAGCAGATAAAATAACTAAAGAATTGGAATTAGTAGGTGGGAAAGTAGAGATAAAATGAGCGAAGACGAATTTTACAGATTTATAATGAGAATGGAAAGAGAAGTTTACGGAGATGAAGAAAAGTAATGCCAAAACTTTGTAGAAATGGAGATTTAGGAACAACAGGTCATTTATGTGACTCTGTTATAGATGTTGTAACCACACAAGCTAATGTTAGAGCAAATGGTATACCAGTTGCTAGACTTAAAGATCCTACAAATTTTCATACTATACCAGTGCCTTGTCCACCACCACCAGGTGCTGTGTGTTGTGTATCCCATATGTCTATGGTTAAATCGTGTTCGGCAACGGTTAGAGTAAATAGTATAGGTGTTGCAAGAGTTGGAGATTCTTTTGATTTTGGAGCAATGTTTCAAGGTTCACATAATGTCCGTGCAGGATAACGTATAAATATTACTGTTATGGCACAAAGCAATCAAGCATTTTTAAATGATTATACTAGGAACGTTAAAAGTACTAGTACTAGAACATCTAGGAAATTTAAAGATATAGATTTAAATTTTGAAAGACATCCAGTTACTAATGATGTAAATGTGGTTGAAGACGCAATAGCAATAAAACGGTCTGTAAAAAATTTAGTACAAACAAACTTTTATGAAAGACCTTTCCATCCTGAATTAGGTTGTGGTGTAAGAGGGTTACTTTTTGAAAATTATTCGCCATTATTAGAAGTATTTTTAAAAAGAAAAATAGAAGAGTGTTTAATAAATTACGAACCTAGAATTGAGTTAACTGGTATTTTAATAAATGGGGATCAATTTGATACTGTGGATCATAATGTTAGTAAAAATATAGACCATAATATATTAAGAGTAGATATACATTTTAATATTATAGGCGTACCAGGTCCGCAAATAGCTACAATAAATTTACAAAGGTTAAGATAAGATGTCACAACATAAATTACAAATATCAGAATTAGATTTTGATAAAATCAAAGCAAATTTAAAAACATTTTTACAAAGTCAAACACAATTTCAAGATTATGACTTTGATGGTTCTAGTCTTTCAATTCTATTAGATGTATTATCTTACAACACTCACTATTTGTCATATATCGCTAATATGTCAACTAATGAATTATATTTGGATAGTGCTGATATTAGAAATAATATTGTATCATTAGCAAAGATGTTAGGTTATACACCTTCATCTCCTAGAGCACCGAGAGCGTCTATTGATATTAAATTAAATAACGCAACTGGTTCATCTGTAACAATGCAGAAAGGAACAATTTTTTCAACTACAGTTGATGAGTTAGAATATCAGTATGTAACAAATGAAGATATAACAACTTCACCAGTTGATGGTATTTACGAATTTAAAAATGTTCCAATTTATGAAGGAACTTTAGTTACATTTAAATATACTTATGACATAAATGATCCAGACCAAAAATTAGTTATACCAACTAATAGTGCTGATACAACAACAATAAAAGTTATAGTTCAAACTAGTTCAACTGATACAACACAAACAGTTTATACTTTAGCAGGTGGTTATAATAGTGTAGGAAGTAATTCAAAAGTTTATTTTATACAAGAATCAACTGATGGTAAATTTGAAATTTATTTTGGCGATGGTATAACAGGTAAAAAATTAGAAGATAGTAATATAGTTATTATAGAATATATTGTTACTAATCAAACAGATTCAAATGGAGCTTCAACATTTGCATTAAATGGAAACATTGGTGGTTATACAAATGTTACTATTTCAACTAATTCAAATTCTCAAGGTGGTGCAACTTCAGAATCAAATAGTTCTATAAAATTTAATGCACCTTTACAATATGGTGCTCAAGATAGAGCAGTTACAGCAACTGATTATGAAACTTTAGTTAAATCAATTTATCCAAATGCATTATCAGTAAGTGCTTGGGGTGGAGAAGATGATGAAACTCCACAATATGGTGTTGTAAATATTTCAATTAAAGCAAAATCAGGTTCAACATTAACTGATACAACAAAGGCAGATATTGTAACTCAATTAAAACCTTATAACGTTGCTTCAGTAAGACCTGTTATAAAAGATCCAGAAACAACATCTGTATTAATTACTACAACTGTTAAATATGACGCAAAGGCAACAGCAAAAACTGCTGATACTTTAAAGGCAAATGTTATTGATAAGTTAATAATTTATAATGCTTCTACTTTACAAAAGTTTGATTCAATATTCAGATATTCAAAACTTACAGGTTTGATTGATGATACAGATGGAAGTATTTTATCAAATATAACAACTGTTAAAATAAGAAAAAATTTAACACCAATACTTTTAACATCATCAAAATATAATGTCTATTTTAGAAATGCATTATATAATCCACACTCTGGACATTTAGCAGGTACAGGTGGAATATTAAGTTCAACAGGATTTAAAATAGATGGAAACGATAATGAAATGTTTTTTGATGATGATGGAGCAGGTAATGTAAGATTATATTATATGTTTAGTGGTGTAAAAACTTATTTAAATTCAACGCAAGGTACAATTGATTATGGTACAGGTGCAATTACAATTAATTCTTTAAATATTGCTAGTATAACAAATATAGGAGGAGTAGCTTCAACTGTAGTTCAATTAACAGTAACACCAAATTCAAATGATGTTGTTCCTGTTAGAGACCAAATTGTAGAAATTGATGTTGCGAATTCAAAAATAACAGTTACCGCTGATAGTTTTGTAGGAGGAAGTGCTGAGGCAGGTGTGGGATACACAACTACTTCCAGTTACTAATGACAAATGGCAAAGTTTAATGATAAAATTTCTACATTACTTTCTAATCAACTACCTGAATTCGTAGTTAGCGAACATCCAAAGTTTGCCGAATTTCTTAAAGTCTATTACCAATTATTAGAGTCTGCTGTATTATCAGTAACTTCTGTTAAATCTACAGAAGGTATTTTATTAGAAACAGAAACAGCACAAGCAAATAATTTAGTTTTAAATGCAAGTGCTATAGGTACTGCAAGAACACCACTTGACGTAGATGATAAACTTATTTTTGAAACTTACTCTGGTACTGAATATGGAAAATTTACTCGTGGAGAAATTATAACAGGTCAAACATCTAACGCAATAGCAACAGTTTTAACCGAAGATTTAGATAGTGGTCGTTTATTCATATCTGCTCAAAATAAATTTATAAAAGGAGAAATAGTTGTAGGTGGAACTTCAAATGCATATGCAACTATAGACAGTTACAGACCAAATCCTGTAAATAATATTGCTGACCTAGTTAACTTTAGAGATCCAGATAATGTAATCAATGATTTTTTATCAAATTTTAGAGATGAGTTTCTTGCAACATTACCAGATACATTAGCAAATGATGTTAATAAAAGAAGTCTTATTAAAAATGTTAATTCACTTTATCGTTCTAAAGGTACAAATAGAGGACACGAAATATTTTTTAGAATATTATTTAATGAAGAGGCACAAACATTTTATCCTAGAGAACAATTATTAAGAGTATCAGATGGTAAATTTGATACATTAAAAGTTTTAAGAGTAATTCCAGATATAGGCGATACAACACAATTAATTGGAAGAACAATTACTGGTATAGATAGTGGTGCTTATGCAGTTATTGAAAATGTTGCAACGTATCAAATTGGTATAGATACAGTTTCCGAATTTATATTAAATAATGATTCTATGCAAGGCATATTTCAAATTGGAGAACAAATACAAGGTACTGCTTCAGATACAGATGACTTTTATATTAAAGCAACTATAACAGGTATTCCAGGAACAAAAGTAATTACAAATGATGGTGCATTAAATACTACAGCTGATACTGTTTCACTTGTTGCAGGTGGGACTGGTGCTGTATTTTCTATTGATGAAACTGGTACAGGTGGAATTACAGATATTATAATTGATAATAAAGGAACGAATTATCAAGTTGGAGATGTTTTAAATTTTAGTAATACTGGTACAGGTGGATTGGATGCAAGTGGATTTGTAAAAATTATTAATGGTGGTATTATTGATGAAGATGATACAGGAAATAGAATATCGTTAGAAGAAGATACAATGTCAGCTGACCCATATTTTGGTAATGCTATTATGCAAGAAAGTGGTTCAGGTAATGGAACAATTGAAGAATTATTTTTAATACAAAATGGTTCAGGTTATTCTATATTACCAAGTGTTACTGTAAATTCATTTACAGGTTCATCAGCAACTGTAAGAGCGTGGGGTGATGATATTGGTAGAATTACCAAATTAAAAACAATTGAGTTAGGAAAGAAATATGAATTAGCACCTACACCTCCACAATTAGGATTTTATAATAGTTGTATTATAACAAATGTTGCAGGATCATTTCAACCAAATACTACTATTACTAGTTCTAGTTCTGGAAGTGGAATAATTGATACGTTTGATGTTAATAAAGGATTAGTAAGAATTAAAACTGTTGCTGGTACTTTTGCTATTGGTGATACAGTAACATCACAATCAGGTGGTACAGCAACTATTAAAAAAGTTGACGCTACTGTTGCTTCAATTAATGTTGTTTCAGTTTCAGATACAGATGGTAAATTTATTAATGAAGATGGTAAGATTTCTGA